CGGCTGGAGTTCGGGTTCGTCGGCGCGGACAAACTCGGCCGCATCTACAACCAGGCGCCCCGGCCGCACCTCCGACCGGCGCTCGATGAGAACAAAGGCGCCGCCGTGGAAGAGTTCCGGGGCGCGGTCGCGGACATCATAGCACGGAGGGCGGCTCGTGCAGATTGAGTCGATCCTCCGATCCATCCTCGTCGCCGACCCGGCCGTCGCCGAGATCATCGGCGCCCGCGCCTATCAGATGCACCTTCCCCGGGAACCGACGTTCCCGGCGATTATCTACCAGATGATTAGCCGCCCGCAGGATAGCCTGACCGGGCTCGTGCAGGCACGGATGCAGTACACCTGCACGGCGACGACCTGGAAGGGGGCGGCCGACCTCGCCGACGCGGTGCGGTGCGCCCTGCACGGCTACCGGGCGGTGCGGGATGGCGCGAGAATCGAACAGGTCCGCTATCTCGGACAGCATGACGACCACGACGAGACGACCGGGATCTACTGGATCCCTGTCGATCTCAGCGTAACTTACCTGGAGGTATAAGCATGGCAAATTTCCAGACTGAAATTAAGAACGAGGACGCGATCCGGCTCGGATCGTGCAAGATAGAGGTAGCGCCGTACGACGAGACCACGCCGGTCTACACGGAGATCGGGGCGGCGCGGAACGTGAAACTCGCGGAACAGATCGAGATCGCGACCATCGCGCCCGACAACACCCCGCCGATCCGCAAGGTCAAGGACCAAACCGTCGTCGTCACCTGCGAGTGGATGGAGCCGACGCTAGCAGGGCTCGCAGCGCTCCGGGGGGCACTCGACACGGTTACGAGCGCTGCTGGATCGGATACGTTCAAAACCGGCGGAAAAACGGATATCGGGTACGTCTCCGTGCGGCTGACGAATACCAACGCCGCCGGGAAGACCTATCAGGTGACGGTCTATAAGGCGCAGGTGACGAAGGGGCTCGAACAGGCGTTCTCCCCGGACACGGACCTCGCCCCCGCTGCAACCCCTCTGGAGTTCACCGGCGTGCAGGACCTCACGAAGAC